CTCGCGCAGGTTCTCCATCGTGGCGACCGCGTCGATGCCGATGGGGACCTTGACCTCGAGTTGAGCCGCCTGGACCAGCTTGTCGATGTACTCCTGCACGTCCGGCTGGCTGAAGCCGCGGAGTTGCATCTCGACGGCGTAGGTCAGCAGAAGTTCACGCTGGCCGGTCTCATTCATCCCTTGCAGGGCCGCGATGATCTCGCGGTTCTGCTCGCCGAACGCCTGCACCTCGGCCGTGGCGGTCCGGGCCTGCTCGCTGATGTTGGTCCAGGTGCCGCCGAGTGAGGTTACGAGGGTCTGCGCGCCGTCCACAACGGCCTTCTGCGACGCCTCCACCTCGTTGAGGTGCTTCTTGTATTGCATGTAGGCGACGGCAACACCGGCGATAGCCACGCTGGCCGCTCCGGCCCATCCCACCGTCTTCCAGAGGGTCGCGCCCATGTAGCTGAGCGATTCACGGAGGGTGGCTGCGCCGCCGCGCACCGCATCGAACGCGAAGCGCAGTTCGTGGAAGGCGCCGCTTACCCCTTTGACGATCGCGAGCCCAGTGATGGCCTTGCCGAGCGACGTCAGGCCGGCTATCAGCTTGGAGACGACGGCCGCACCCAGCCCAAACTCCGCCAGAATGGGCAGTATGGACTGGATCGACTCCGGCACGAGGTCCCAGGCACCTTTCACGACCGACGCGCCGGCCCTGAAGGCGTCATACAGAGTTTCGAGACTGGCCTGTACGGTGAGAAGAGCCTCGCGGACGGCGGGTGCCTGCTGCTCGAGCGCGCCCATGAAGCCGACCTGCCGAGCGTTCTCGTTGAACGTCGTCATCCACTGCCGGAAGTCCATGAGCTTGTACTTGATCTCCTCGAACAAGCCCTCTTCGGCCGCGCCCATGGACTGCTTGATGAGGTCGATGGCCGAAGTCTTGAGGCCCTCCAGCGTGTTGTCCATCTGCTCCATCATGCCGCCGAAGCGCTCTTCGATGCCGCTGATGAGAGCGGGCACGCCGAGGTTGGCGTCTATCCCGACAGTCTCGGAGAGTTGCTTGGTCTCCCGGACGGTCTTGCCGATGGCGTCGGCCAGGACGTCCCAGGCCGGGATGCCAGCCATGGCGAGCTCTCGCATCTCGCGGGCGGTTATCTTGCCCTGCGAGACCATCTGGCCGATGGAGAAGCTCATGCGGTTGAAGACGTCATTGCTGCCGCCCACAGCAGCCACGGCGTCACCAATGGCCCGGAGCGTCTTCTCAACGTCCTTGGCTGCTACACCGTAGGCGATGAGGCGCTGGGCGCCGGTCACGAACTCCTCGAACTCGAACGGAGACCGCAAGGACAACGAATAGAGTTGTCCCAGCATGTCGGCTGCGGCACCGGCGGATCCCAGCATGGAGTTGAACGCGATGGTGGAGCGTTCCATCATGCCGTTGAACTGGATACCGGCGGCAGTGGCAGCTGTGAAAGCTGCGGTGACGGCGCCCAGGCCGGCCATGCCGGCGTAGACGGTACTGGACACGGCGAGGTACTTGAGCCTCCACTCGATCATGCCCAGCATGTTGTGCATGTCTTTGCCGTGCTTGGTGACCGCATTGCCCGCGGTCTGCATGCCTTGCGCTATCTGATTGCCCGTCTGCTGGGCAGTGGCGCCGGTCGACTGAAGGGCTGCGTTACCCTGACGGGCCGCGGTCTGCATGGTGGACTGCCACTTCTGCAGACCCGCGTACGCAGCGCTGTCGTTCAGGTCGATGACGTATTCAAGACGACCGGCAGTAGGCAAGGGTCACCTCCTTCTTCGGGGTGATGTGTGGCGCCGCAGGAGCGCCTCGGCCATCTGGATGACCTCGGCCTCGTCGGGCGTCTCGTTCGGGTCTGGCTCCGGCGGCTTGGCATCCTCGAGAATCCCGAGGATCTTGAGGATGTCCAGAGCAGAGCGGACCAGGAGTTCGGCCGTCTTGTTGGCGATGAGCGACGAGAGGAGTTCTGCGTCCTCCAGTTGGAGCGCGTGCAGATGGCGCCCCATGGCGCGCACCTTGTCTGCCGATTGGCCGGCGATGATCGCATCCAACGGGACCGCGTATCCGCGGGCCAGTCGGCAGAAGTGACGCTCTATGTCCCCCGGGGTCGGAGGATCCCTCTCTTCTACTTCGCCCGACGGGCCGCTCGGCTCTCCTTCATCTTCGCCGGGCCTTCCTGGAAAAAAGCCTCGGCCGTCTCCCCGATGTGGCGCAGGAGAAGACCGCTGTAGTTCTTGATGAGGTCGTCTTCGTCGAGTTCCGGATCGCACACCATGGCCGCCACGATGGGCGCCCACTGTTCGGCGGTCACCATGGGATCGACCGCATCGTCGTCGGCCGGGATGACCTCACCCTTGTCGACGGCGTCCCAGCGGCGCTTGGCGTCCGCGATGCTCTGTTGGATGTACGTGGAGTTCTCAAGACGCGCCATGGCGATACGGCGCTCGCGCTCAACCGTGAGCGGGCGGATGGTCCAGGTGCGCGACTTGCCGTCCTCGTCCTGGGTGTTACCCATGAGGTCGGGGACGTTCTTGAAGACGAGCGTGCTCTCTTCGAGCAGGTTCTGCAGGTCGTGAGTCGTTACAGCAGCCATTTCAGCCTCCCGTGAGATTGGGTTCCCCCCGGCTCCCCGCAGCGGCACGGGAGGACCGTCGCGAAAGAGCCGGAGGAAAGGTTGGAACCGAGAGAAGAACGAGCCCTACTTAGCTCCCGAGCTCGTACGAAGCGGTCGCGTTCTTGAGGGTGTACTTGATCTTGGGGTCCGCACCGGTGCAGCGGGCTTCGAGGCGCAGGTCCTGGGGCTTGCCGTCCGGGTCGATCTGCAGCTTGGGCAGAGCGTTCCGGTACTCGCTCGTGGTCACGCTGATACCCAGGGACACCTCGGGGCCGGGAGAGGCGGCAGTGTGGGTGAACTTGGTCGCGAACGACCCGGTTGCCACGGAAGCCGTCGGTTCCGCTGCATCGCTGGGCGTCGCCGATCCCCACACGAGGGTGTTGTACTGCGAGGCGTCGATGATGCTTATCACCGCCGCGTAGTCGACGTCCAGAGGACCCTCCTGGATGTCGTAGGGGAAGTAGTCCTCCCCGGGGATGGCCGTCAGGTTGTTGTTGATGTTGCTCTCGAACGTGTGGATGTAGCCGACAGTCGCGCCGTCGAGCACCCAGGCGTCCTTCGCCATGTCCCAGGCGAACTTCTTGGCCACGGCCTCCGGCGTCACACCGGGGCTCGGAGCGGCGGTCTTGTACTGGACCGCGCCGGCACCCATGAGCTCCATCTGACCAACAACGAGCCGGTCAGCCGAAGAGACCACCAGCTTGAGGCTGTTGATCTTGAGGTTCGGGATCAGCATGTTGATGGTGTCGATCTGGACGAAGCCCGTGATCCACGGCAGGCTGCCCTCTTGCTCAGGAGTCAGTTCGTGGGTGTACGGTGCCGTTCCGCCGGAGCTCGCGACGTCACCGAGCGCCCCGTAGAGGACGGCGCCCAGAGACTCGGGCTGGCAGACGAAGTTGACCGTGCCGCCGGAACCCATGGCGCCGACGACGGCGATACCGTCAGAGGCACGGCCGCTCTCGGCGGTCCGCTTGACCTGCACCTCGCGGTCCGGGCCGATGCTCGTGCCCTGGAGCAACCGGAGGTAGTACAGCGGCGCGGCCGCTGGGGTGTCCTTCTCGGTCTGGAACGCGAACTGGAAATGGCCCCTGTTGAACTTCATTTACTCCTCACCTCCTTCCAGAGGTTGGTTGATGGATGCACTTCGGAGGGGCCGCGCCGGAGGCCGCCTGGGTGGCGTCGCTCTGCGTGGTTTGGCCCCGCGACGGAGCAGGTAGTCGATCTCCTGCTCGTCTTCGGTGGTGTAGGGGAATCGGAAGGTCTTCATGCGCCCTTCCACGGTCCTTGCAAGGACCCTGACCTCTTCGCCCTCGTCGTTTGTGAGGGTGAAGATGAGCGGCCCAATACGAGCCACTGGCTCACCTCCTTGACTTACGGGTAGTCGAGCGTCCACTCGAAACCGAAGCGGTAGCCCTCCACCCGCCCGAGTTCTCCGTAGATCGCGTGGACGAGCGAGTCGGGTTCGATGGGCTCGATGGGACGCACGGCTGACCAGTAGCCGGCTTCGTACGAGTGGTCAGACATGAGCAGGTCGGTCACGCAGCCCTGGTAGGCATACAAGCGGTTCTGAAGCGCCGGCAGACCTTCAGTGGTCGGGGTGTCGAACGCGCAGATGTCGATGGGAAACTCGTACTGATAGGCGAGGCTCATCGCCTCGTTGACGGCAGGCCCCTGCGGAAAGAGCAGGAGACACGGCGTGAGGACGACCTTGTTGGCGTCCTCTTCGTTGATGTAGACCGCTCGAAGGTCGGGCAGAGAGTCAGCCGGGTGCAAAGCGCGGACGGCCGCCACCTTGGCTTTCATCTCGGCACCCATGAAGAGCTCCACCAGGTGCTCATGGAGCGTCCTGCGGTAATCGCCTTTCATGGGATCCTCGCTAACGCGGCCTTGAGGTCGGCCAGGATGCTGGCGCGCTGACGCGCAAGTGCGAGCGCTCCATAGCCACGCGCCTTCACACCGGGATGGTTGGCGATCTTACGCAGACGCCACCCGGGCGGGTCGCTGGGCATGGAGGCACCGCCACGCTCCTCGGGCCAGGCCAGAAGACCCGGTCCACCGCGGCGCTTCCAGCCATGCCGGTAGCGCTTCGGACGGATGATGTGCGGACGCGCGCCTTCTTCGAGGGACTTGACGGACACTCGGGCAGAACCGACCGCAACCACCAGTTGGCTCTGCTGCCGGACCGTGATGGAGCGGGCGCTGTTGCCGGTCGGGGTGCCGTTCTGTCCCGGCCAGTCGTGAGGGATCGACCGCTGCCAGTCCGTTCGTAACCACCGGGGCAAGATGAGAGCGCAGTAGCGCGCGGACCTTGCTCGGCGGCACGATGCTGACGTAGCGCGCTCTCACAGCTTCCTCCGGTAGCTGTCGATGATCTCCCGGGCGTCCTTGGGCCACTTGGTGGGCGCGAACACGTATGCGTACTCGCCGCGAGTGGCTTGCTGAAGGAGGCTGGTCTGCGCGGCCTGTTCGAGGATGAGCATGACCGCGAGCTTCATGTCCTCCGGGACGGTCGTGCCGTGACCGGCGGTCCAAGTGGCAGCGACGTTCTTGCGACCGGCAGGGAAGCCGGACTCCAAGTACACCTCGTCTGCGTAGACCACGAGGTCGGACACGGTGACCGCGACGCCGTCGATGCTGAGCGCGGACACCGCGACGATGGGGCGGTACGGGAGACGGAGGACCGTCTCTCCGCTGCCGTCTATGGTCTCGGTGAAGGTCGCCGTCTCGATGGGGTCGTGGACATACCGGCGGATGAAGGCCGAGAGACCGGATATCCACGCCCGAAGCCGCTCCGGCTTGACCGTCTCATCGCCCAGGAAGCTGATGGTCTCATCGTATGCGACGAGATCGTTCACGGCTTGGCTCTCGGCTTACGAGTGCGGGTCTGGCGGGCAGGCTTCCGGACAACCGGCTTCAGATCCACAGGAGCTTCGGCCGGCTCGTCCTTCACCTCGTCGGGCAGCACCAGCTTGGTTTCGTCGGGTGTGACCAGCTTCGTCTCCGCGGCCGCGCCCTCCTCCGCCACACGGGCGAAGAAGGGCGGGCCGCTGAAGGTACGGATAAGGTACCGTCCGACGCTCTCTGGCACCTCGTGCTCACCGGGATCCAGAACCCTGCTGAGCACATGGCCCCGATAGGTCTCATTGATTGCGATGCGCACGGGGTGCTCCTTTCGTCACACGATCAGTCGATCGCGTTCAGGACTGCGGGCTTAGGAGCCCACCTCGATGGTGTTGGGGATGTTGTAGGCGTAGGCGACCAGCTTCTCGGCCGTGCCGTACCGCTTCTGGAAGTCCTCGCGCATGGAGGCGACGACCTCGTCCACACCAGCGACCACGTCGCGGAAGGACTCGATCATCGGGGCGCGCCGGCGGCCGATGACGAAGCCGTTGCGGTTGACCAGCAGCATGCCGGTCTTGGTCTCGGTCGTGTTGTCGAACACGCCGCTCGCGTTCAGGTCCTCACGCATGAGGCCCGACGGGAAGATGGGGGCGCCGTCGAAGCGGCCCAGTTCGCCGGAGAGCACGGTCGCCCGGGTGCCGTACTTCTCCAGGGTGAGCACTTCGTCCATGCCCAGCAGGTGGATGAGGCCCACCGCGGACACGATGTAAGCGAGGCGCCGCGGGTTCACGGCGTACTTGCCCATGATGCCGCGCAGGTAGCGGCAGCCCTGCGTGCTGGGCACGCCCATGTCGTAGGTGGCCGAAGCCTCGACGGCCAGCTTCCGCAGACCTTTCCAGGCCTTGCGGACGTCGGCCGCTTCGGTCACGTCCGAGTCCTGATAGATCGGAAGAGCACACGTCTGAACTCCAGTCACTCTCGCGCAT